GGTTACGCGGCACGACTACAGACTTACGCGTTAGGTCGTGAACCATCTTGATACGTGGGCGCCGCTTGCCCCCTAGTACGCGGAAGATACCGCTACGTCGACGGAGGTCTAAAAATACGTACTTCTGACCCGACTCGGCCGCTAGCTTCACCTTAAGGAAATTCTCTTGTAGCTTCGACGTTGCGCCACGGGCTCGCCGCTTCGATAAACGGATATTCGCCAGCTTGTTAGCCCTGCGGGGTAGGCGCGTCCGTGGCTGCTGCCCCTCTTGCCCTGCAGCGTATGACGTCGCAATCGCTACCCCGTGCTTCCCGCCTTTGGTGATAGTGGCGCCGAACTCCTGGTCTTCCATGTAATCCGCCGTAGAGCCCACAAAAGCTTTCTGCTTACGGATATCCAATTCTCGGCGCTCCTGACGTACCTGGATGCTCTGTTCCGTAAACCGGTTACGTAGCACCATTTCATTACGTACGTCCGCCCGGGCGATGCTCTGGGCCTGGAAAGCGGTATCATTGAGGGTCTTACGGGTAGCGAAAGGCAACGCCCGCGCCCCGAACGTCTGCAGGTCTTTTTCGAGCTTCTTAATATTTCGGTCGTCTATTTTAAACATCGTCTCGCCTCCGGTTCGCTGCTCATAATACCACACGGCCCAGCCCCAGGAGTGCGGCCCGTACTACCCCCGGATTACCCCGTAATTAGGGGTATGCGTAAGTTACTGTTTTAACTCTCTTTATACTACTACTTCTTTTAATACCCTTAATAAAGTAAATATTAGTAGTATAGAGAGAATACATATATAGGGTAACTAGGGATACAGGCACACGAGAGACGCAGAGAGGCGAGAGAGGCGGCAAAGTGCGGGGTAGGGGGTAGAAAGCCCGAAAATCCCAGGTAAATCAGTAACTTACGAATAACCCCCATACAATTTTAGCATCGGGGTATGGGGTACCCTAGCGGACGTAGCGGACGTAGCGGACGTAGCGGCTAGAACGTAGCGGCTAGCTCTCGGGCGTAGCGGCTAGCTAGCGGCTTCGTGGGCTTAGAATACCGCCTCTTAATGACGGCGGCGTCAGCAGCAAGTAACTAAGGGGGCTAAAAGTCAACCGATACGTGGAGGATTAGCCCTCCGCCCAAGTCAACGGAGACAGCGGTTCTGGTTGTCTCACTACTTGGGAGTTCGATAGGGGCTGTTACAAGGTCGGACCAGTCGAACCGCTTGTTAGTTGTTTCCCACAGTGCCAGTACTGCTAACCCTCCGGCATGCGATCCTAGGGTATTCGTACCCCCCTCTTCCAATATAGATTTGGCGGCTTTAGCAACGGCGCCGTGGCACCACTTATTAGCTATGCTGCCGCTGTTGTACCAATTACTACAGGGGTAGCTCTCCCCCACCTGGGGGCCGCTCATGGCCATAGCCGTGGCGCCATCCAAACCCATAAAGGTAACTTCCTCGGGTCTGTCCTCGCCCGCATAGACACCCGTTGCCAGGACTAACGCCAGTACTGCACACGCCCATTTCATGTTTACCCCTCCCCGGCTACCCGTTTGGCGGCTTCAGTATAGCTGATACGATACGCGATGATTTTAACGATTTTGTGGGGCTTTTTATATTCGCAGCGGTTAAAGGTTACCGTTTTTGCTTTAGTATCCACAGTCGCCAGAACGGTAAACCCCATCATGGTACGGCCTGGCCGGCCCGCACTGTGGCGGACGAAGTTCCTACCAGTGCCGGTAAATCCCGCGGCTTTTAGGCTTTTTTCCAGTTCTGATTTAGTCATTGTTCCGGCCCGTTGCGTTGTTGGTATGGTTGAACTATACGCCCTATTGACGCTCCCGTCAACATAGAATAGTAATAAACATTAAAAAGCCCGCACGGGGCGGGCTCGGTTCGTTAACGTCGACGCTTCCCACGCCCGTCCCAATGTTGTTTCCATTCCGCCGATCCGCGCTTCCCAGCATTGCTGCGGAGCTTGGCGGGGCGGTTGAGAAACGCGAAGACGTCCGGCATTCGATCTGGGGCTGTTATCGTATACTCTGTTAGTCCGTTATCCTCCGTTACTTGGATGTTCTCAAGCCCGGCTTCCGCCAGCGCTCTGGCGACAGCATCCGCGTCGTCGCGGCTTAACCCGTCCGCGTCGAGACGCCCGGCGAAAGGGTGATCGGCGGTAACCTTCCATAGCTGCGCGTTACTCATCGCTGCAAGTCTCCCGCAATGGACCGGAGTACCGCTTCGATACTGTCGTCCAGAATCCGCCCCAGGTAGTCCAGGACCTCGAGTTTAAGTTCTCGGTTGTCCACACTGCGGGGCTCAGGCTGCGCCAATCGAGCGTTGAGCGCGGCTACTGCGTTGCGTACCGCTATCGGATCGAGGTCGTCCAGGAACGGTTTACCGGCCGCCCGTGGGCCGATGTTGATGGGTGGCGCCCCATATGCCGAACAATCCCCGCCACACTGCCCGTTTACTAGCGCCCGACCTTCGCAGCTATCGCACGGGTCAGCCTTCGGCAGTACGGGCTCCGGCGTTGGGGTAGTCGGCCGTTTGAGCGAATCGTTAATAGGCTTTTCGTCCAGCGTCGAGACCTTAACGGCTTCGGGCGCCTTCTCGCCGCCGGCGTTACGTTCCGCCACCATGCGGGCGTTATACGCCGCCGGAGCGGTCCGGAGCTGGTACCCGTCGCCGTCCTGGATAACTATGCCGCGCTTTTTCATAACGTGCAGCGCGTTATCGAACTGGGCGGCGGACCAACTCTCCGACCAATCGAAACTCGCGCCGATAATGTCCGGACGGGGCAAGCGTTGCGGGTAGCGCCCACTGAACAGGCGTTCCAGGTCTTGCCGGCGTAGCTCGCCGGCGCTTTTCTCTTTGTTGCTCATACCTTAAACCCCTTAGTATCTTTAAGTACCAGACTAAACAGGTACTCGGTTTGATCTTCGAAGCCGCTAGCCAGTGCGCCGGCGGCGATTAGTTTACGTTCCCCGGACGAAAACTTCCCGCCCCAGGGCTGCATGTCGAGTTTAGCTTCGCGTTCCCGCTGGCGCCGCTTCCGCTCGTTCTGTTTCCGTTTCTTACGGTCCGCGTCCGACTCCGTAGCGCCCGTCGTGGTCATGGTTCCCCCCAGTTCCGCGCGTATGCGGGTGATAGTTGCGCGGCCTATTTGCCGCGGCGTTAAACATTCGGGCCGCTCTGGGTCGTTCATATCCCAGGTTAAGCCGCACCGCTTACAGTGCTTTTGGTCGCTATATTGCCGCGCCTCGCATAATTGCGGCCGTTCGTCCAGGTCGTCCGGGTACATGGCTAATAGCCCCTATAGTCGCGGTCGGCTACCCGCATACCGTGCAACAACTGCCCCGCGGCCAGGCTTAAGGGTACCGCGAGGCAACACCACACGAGCGCCACTAGCGCAACTTTACCGCCAGTAGCATCGATACCGAACGCCAGTTCCAGCGCCGCCATAGCCCCGATAATAAACGCCCAACGCCTTACCGTTTTCATAATCCAGCCCCGGGCGCTAGGGTCTGGGCCATGCTCCGTAGCTTGCCCGCCGCGTGCGGACAGTCAATTTTAAGGAACTCCGCTTCGGCCGCCCGTAGCGTCGCGGCTTGGATATGGGCGAGCGACTGTTCGGGTTCTTCCCTGAGTAGTTTCGCCGTAGCCGCTTCGGCCTGCCCCGGCGCGGACGGCTCCCGGTAGGGGTGGGCCTTAATGAACTCCCGCAGCCGGAATACCTGCGACTGCAGCGCGTCCCGTTCTAGCTGTACCTGGCGGTAGAATTCCGCGCTAACCATGGATTTACTCACAATTCCGCACCTCGTTGCAGTCGCCACAGTCCCCGCCGCAAAGGCTCGCGGGTTCGGACTTACTGGCCGCTAGGGAAGTAACGCCGGATAGGCGTATCGCGTCGGTAGGAGTCTCCGCGAGCTGTTCTACCTTCTCGCCGTCGCCGGTCGTTAATGTATATTTCCGCATTGTCTTATGCCCCCTTGTTCCAGTTGTTGAATTGTCTTACGTCCCCCTGTTCCAGTTGTTGAATTGTCCGCGTCGCGCTATCCCGGAGGTCTACCAATTCCTGCACCACTCGGCCCCGGGCCGCCTCCATCTGGCCGAGCGCGATTTCTACGTCCGGGCGTTCGACCTGCTGGGCGTCGGCGATGGATACCAGGACCAGGGCGGCCCGTTCGCGCGACTCGAACCACAAATCGACGGACGGGGAGCCACACTTCCAACGCTCGCAGGTCATTGACTTTTGAACGATCCCGACGAATTCGCCGTCGCGCTTAACGTGGTAGGTCGAATGCCCAACCAACTCAAACGCTACGTTACGAGAGGTCATTTTCTAGCACCTCGAGCAGTTCGGCCATAGCGTCGCGCGTCGCCGATAAGCTGTCTTGGGCTTCGGTTATCTTAAACGCTGCAGCCCGCAGCCGTTCGTAGCCAGTGCTAAGGCGCTTAAGCCGGAGTTCCGCTTCGGCGATAAGCTCGAGGTAGAGGTGATCGCCGCATACAGACTTAGCCGCTTCGTCGTGGTCAATATGGGCCGGGATAATCCCCGCTTCGAGCGCCAGGCTATTAGCCGCATGGCGGAACGCAGTAACCCACCCGCGAGCGTCGTCGCGCTGGTTAAGGGTTAGGGCTATCAAGTCGTCGAAGGGGGGCTGTTTAATTTCGACGCTGTTGAGGGTAGGTTTCATGGCTTCGGGCTCCAGTTAACGGTATTTGCTTTCGATATGTTGGATAGCTTCCTGTACGTCGGTCGAAGGTAGGTCGTTGCACTGCATAAACTCTAGGGCTTTGTAAAGTGCGGTTAGAGCTTCCTGGTCGTACTGGGTCATGGCGGCGTATCCCGTGGGTTAATTGCTTCGATGGGTTAAATATACGCCGTAGTGCCGAAGCCGTCAACATAGAATAGTTATTTATTTCGCGCCCCAAGTCGTCCGATCTACTTCGTCGGAAGCTTCGTAGCTAATTATGGGGATATTGTGTACCCGACCTGTCGGGGGCCTTTCGACCCCGTTACGCGCGGCCAGTTCCCAAAAGTCAGGAAGCCCGGAAACGTCCACCCCCGTAAAAGTTACATAATACTGAATGCCGGAGCGGGCCACGGCGCGCCAGTTCTCCCAGAACAGGGACCAGTCTAAGGGCTTGCGTGTGTTTCTCTCGAACTCAGCGGCATTAAGTCCTTTAATGTTGACTGCATAAATCGCGCGGGGGTGGGCTATGTCCGATAGCTGCCGGTAGCGGTTTTCTGTAAGCATTAAATCTGAGTGGAACACTGCCTCGGGGGCCGCCTGGAGCAGGGCGGTAATCAACTCGGGCCAGTGCCGCCGGTAGAGCGCCGGGGCGCCCCCCATTAGGTGGAATACTTGTTGTTTAGACTCGATAAAAGCGTCCACCAGTGCCGCAGCCGTAATTGCGGTAGGCGCCCCCCAGACTCCTGCCCGGGTAACATAGCAATAAGGGCAATCTAAATTACACCCGCGAAGCTGGACTATAAACTGTTCCGATAGTGCCCGCCCGGTAAAACCCCGACAAACTTCCGGAAACTGGTCGTAGCCCCCACCCCCTCGGTACGTGCTACATTTACGGAAAAGGCCGCCCGCCAAAACGTCAATACCTCGGACGTCTCGCAACTGGCCGGGCGAAAGGGGTACGACTGCCCAAAAATGTTTTTGTTTCATTTCGCGAACGTCTCCTTAGCCACAGAAACGCCTATCGCGTCCTGGGCCGCTTGGTATGCGCGGACCACTTCGGCCGCCGTGGCTAAATTTGCGGAAATGTGACCGTCACGAATGAACAAACGCGGCTTACCGCCATCCAAGGGGATAGGGTTATTGACGCGCCCGTTATTTAACGCGGGGTGCCAGTCGTAGCCGAGCTGCTGCAGGAGTTCGCGGCGCTTATTCGGCGGGATCGCTCCGGCCTTACGCCGCTGGTCGAGTAGCCGTTCGAGCGCCATAGACGATATCCAGCCGCCCGCGAAGCCCTGCCGCCCTTCGTCGATCGCTTCTAATACTTCCTGCTCTATGCCCCCCAGGGACGCGGTAATCGCCTCGTTAGTGCTGGACGTTTCCGGCGCCCGGTGGCATTCGCCGGCCGGGTTGAGTTCTGCGGGGATAGGGTAAGTAGCCAGATACTCGGAAACGATAGCGTAGCCGCTAACCTGCCCTTGGTACCGGTTGCGCCCTTTAAGCCAGTCGTATAGGTCGGGGAAGTAGTTACCCCCCATACCGTCGCGGACTACATCGTCGGCCGTTTGCTGCAGGGTATAGAACACGGCGAACCGTCGATCGTCGCGCGTCTTCCGGATACCGTCCTTATGGTTGCTGTTGAGCAGGAAGTTAGCGCAGACGTCGCCCATAACCTGGCCCTGCTGCATGGCCCGTTTAGCTAGCCGGTCGTTCGTTATCATTGGCTTAAGGACTTCGATAACTTCCTTTTTATGGTCCTGGACGTAGACGTCTTCGACCCCGATAAACAGGCGGTCGAATAGCCAGTCGTTATATTTCTCGGCTATCTCGTTCGCCGGTGGGAAGTGCGTATAGCGCTCCCCGATTGCGGCCGCGACGCAGCGGGTATAGAGCGTTTTACCGTTACCCGGTGCGCCCTGCAGTAACGGCGCCCATTGGAATTTAACGCCCTTATACTGGATACAAGCCGCCATGTACGCCAGGAGGATAGCGCGGTCGGATTCTACGGGTAGGTTTTTCGCCAGGTGGGCCAGGAACGGTGTAACGTCCCCTGCAGCCTGGGGCGTCGCTACCGGTACGTAGGTATTAACCAGGACCCGGCCGTCCTGCTCGATCAACGCCCCGGCGGCGAGCTGCGGCCGGAAACAAGTAGCTTCCGCCTTTGGATATCGGACGACCTGGGATTCGGTAAACGCCTCCCAGGCTTTGCGGGTCGTCTTCTCGCCGCCGTCGTCCAGTTGGAAGACGTAACCGCCGTAGGTCGCGTTAAACTGATCGGGCTTAAGTAATGCACCGGTGGGGGCGAATACCTTATGTTGCTCCTGAATATAGACGCAGCCCGCGAAGTACTCGACCTGCTGGGTAGCCCCGAGATACTGGAAACCGCTAACCATTTGCGCGCCCTGGTCGACGACGCCTAACGGGGCGGCCGCCTGCTCCACGGGGGTAAGCATCGCGCTAAGGGCCTGGACGTCGTGGTCTTTATTGTCGAGCCAGAATTTAGCGGTAGGTACCTTACAGAACTGCTCTAATAAATCCACAGAACCGGCACACTGGGCCAGCTTATCGGCCCGGACGTTGTCCCCGTAGGCGCGCTGGGCTTCGCTGCTGGCCCGGAGCTTAACGGCGCCGAACTGCTCGGCCAGGGCGACCCCTTCCGCGTTCGCTTCGGTACCCGTCGAATAAAACGACTCTTGCAGGGCGGTAGCGCGGGTAATCGTGTTGATAAGGTACTCTTCGCGGTCGTCCCACTTCCCCCGGGTTAACGCGGACTCCCGCATTAACCGGAGTATCCGTTCCGAGTTGTTACCGGTCCAGAATGCTAAATGTTGCGCGAGGGCGGCGTCTACCCGCGACGCGTCGTAAGCCTTAACGCCCTGGTCGTCCGGGTAGGCGTCCCCGAAGTTCTGGTCGTCCCCTTCCCATAGCTGTTTAAAAGAAACGGCCTTACCGAAGGTACCCGCGGCGCTCTGAACGCTGCAGGCTTTGGCGATAAGCGCGTCGTCGTCTTCTATCGGCGTCGAGCCTTCTACCGCTTCGGTGGTCCACTCTTCCGAGCCCCCGGCGGTTTTCTTAAGCCAAAAATCGACGATGTAGTCTAGCTGGGCCTGGTCCGCTGGCGTCCCCGCGTTACCGGTCACCCCGGTACCCGTCAAAGCCACGAATCGCTTTTCGGTGTACAGGTCGAACAGCCCCGCGCTCTCCCCGGTTTCGGGGTGCTTCGCCTTTTTACGCCGGTCGCCGGCAGGTACTGCAGGGCTACCGGTTCCGAAGATATGTAAACCGCTACCCGACTGGGATATCTCTACCGCGGCGCCGGGGAACCGGGCGATTAACTCTAACGCCATCGGGGACCATTCCCGGCTAGGGAGCAAACAGTCGTCTATATCGAAAAAGTAAAACGGATCGGCTTCGGTGAATACAAACCCGACCCCGTATTCCGGCCCGAACATGGCCGCCGTCGTTACCGCCGTCGCGGCGTCTACCCGGATACTGGCGTCGTGGGCGTCTTTAATGCTGCCCGCTAAATCACACGGGAATTTATCAGTTTTGCCAGGGACCCCCGGGCGCGGGGCTAGTTTGTACAGTATAAATTGAGCGTACGCCGCCATTGGCGCGAACGCGTCCGGTAACTGCTGCATACCGACCCCCTTTAGGCGTTAGCGAGTAGGCCGGCGGCCCGGGCCTTAAGGTCGGCCGGCGCTTTCCGCGCTAAGGGGTCGCAAGTGCCGAGGCCCTGGGCGACAATTTCGGGAATGCGGCGGGCGATAGCCGCCCGCATTACGGCCCTGCGTAATTTTTGCATGGTTCCGAAGTAGCGAGTAACGAGGCCCATAGATACGCCCGCGCCTTCGGCTACGCTGTCCCGCGTGATCTTGTGGTATCCGACGGTTTTAGCCTGCTCTACCGCTATCCCGAGTATCTGGGCGCGGCGCAGCTCCGGGTTAGCCCGGGACTTACTTACGGTATGGGCGTTTTCCTGGATATCCTCGCCGCGCAACTGGTCGACGAACTCCGCGAAGTTACAGCCCATAACGTGCGGGAAGGATCCGTCCGGGATACCGGCGGCTTCGCATAGCTCCCGGCGGCTTAGGTTGATTAGCCCGCCGGTCGTAACCAGCTCCCGGGCTTTTTTCAGTACGCTTGCTTTATCTGGTTGCATTGTTCAATACCTGAATACGGTTAGTTTAAGCGGATACTATCGCGTAGTGCCGCCATCGTCAACAGTGCGTACTACCTCGGACCATATCCGGGCGATAGCGGTGTTGTAATACTTTTCGTCCCGTTCAATGCCGATAAACACACGGCCCAGGTTGCCCGCAGCTACGCCCGTCGTCCCGCTACCCATTGTAAAATCGAGAACTGTTTCGCCGAGATTCGTATAGGTTTTAATTAGGTATTCCATTAACGCAACGGGTTTTTGTGTCGGGTGAGATATATCTCTTTCGACTCCAATAAACTGTTGGACTTGTTTAGGGTATCGGGTACCCCCATTATCGTTCCCGACTCTTTTATCGACACCGTACCCCTCGTACCCGTTCGAACCTTTCCACCCGCTTTTTTCTCGATAAGGCGTACCTTTAGTCATTTGGGGGTTATAGGTGCATTGTTTTTTGTAAAAAACTACGATGTCCTCTTTGTCCCGCATTGGTTGTTTTTTCGCGTTCAAGTGTCCGGTACCCTTCGGTTTTTGCCAAGTCCAATCATATTTAAAATCCTGCAGATTGCTGCAGACCAACACACTAGTGAACGGTTGTGCGGCAGTCATCACAATGGCGCCATTCGGCTTAATAATCCGTTTCAGATGCGCCCACATTGCGGCCAGGGGGATAACCGAATCCCATTTACAAGCGGTCGTCCCATAGGGCGGGTCCGTCAAAACCATATCGATACTCCCGTCTGGTATCTGTTTCATCCGTTCCAAACAGTCCCCGTTCATTAACCGGCAATTATCGGTAACGTAATCTTGCATTACTCAGTTTCTCCGCTATTAAATACAAAATCGCTATACGCGATAGCCTGGTCGTCGTCGGTAACGTAGGCCAGCCAGCGACGCGAGCGGCGAGTCGGCGGCCCCATAAATTCCGCTACTTGGTCGAGCGATTCGAGCCCGGAGTCTGTCGACGGTCCGGTGCATTTCTTGGTAGTCGGGTTGTAAGGCGTTGCGTAAATCATATCGTACCCTCCGAAGTAGCGAACGAGGCGTCCCCGCCCAGGCTCGCCACCAGTTCTAAAAATTTAAGTTGGGCGGCCTCCCGCGCGCTGCCGGTGTACTGCCACCCGGCTTCCTTAACTTCGCGCGCCACGAATACCCCTAGCGTCTGCCCGATATGCTGCGGGCCGATAGCTACGGGGCGGATTCCGATAAGGTCCGACGACTTTATAACCCGGTTCATTTGGGGCGAGTCATTACATAGGCCCCAACGAGTGCCTGGCGTCGGCGGTTTCTTCTCGCTGTACGCCCCTACGTTGTTCCGCCAGATACGGCAGCCCTTGCGGCTCGCTTCCAGGCGTACCCGGTTCTGGACGGCCGCTTCCGACTCGCCAGCTATCGGGCTCGGTTCTGTGGCTATCGTACCGAACTCCCGGCGAAGGTCGTCCAGGGCCGCGTAGGGTATACCGTGCTTAATCGCCCATTGGGTAAGGTTCATGATTTCGGCGTCCTGGTTGTAACGGTTTCGATTTCCCCGTCGGAATAATGGAAGGTCCATTCCTTACAGACATACCCGTAGGAAACGGCGCCGACGTAGGTACCTTCGGCTTCGACGTATTCTTCGCGAACGCACTGGCGCGAGCCGAACCCGGGCCATAGGCGCTCCGCGCGCCGCCGTAGGCACTCGAAGATCTCGATAGCGGGGTCGACTGTTAGGTATTTATCCGGCATCTGGTAACGCTCCTTTTACTTTTTCAGCCAGCGCCAGCGCGTCGGCCGTCGTTAAGGCCTGGGCGCTTAATACGTCCATTCCGAATTTAAAATAAAACCGGCGGTAGCTTTCCGAGTCGGGACGCCCCTTAAGGCGCTCCCAGGCGGCCCACCACCCTATAGCGTCGCGTAGCACTTCCTGGGCGGCCTGTTTCTCTACGTGCCGCTTAACGTTCGCGAGCTGGTTGATTAAGGGTACCCGCGCGCTCGCCAATTCCACGCGGTAGGCTTCTTTATCTTTATCGATATCGTCGACCCCGCGGCGAAGTTCCGCCAGGGCGGCCGCGTCCAGTTCGATAAGGTCGCCGTCGACCTGCTCCGGGCCGTTCCGCGCTGCAGGTATGGGCCGATGTCCACAGTAGGGGCAGGCGGCGTAAACGCGTTCGTAGACAGCAGTACAGGCCGGGCAGGCTCTAACCGGTATAACGTCCGACGGGGCCGACTTGCTGCGGCGCTCGCGACGGTCCAGGGTCCAGACGCGGGAAGCATCCGGCAACCCGTGGCGTTCGACGTTGCCTACGTGGTCGATAATGATAGCGGCGGGCTTACTGCTCGCGGCGATATGCGCCCGGCGTTGCTCGGCGGTAAAATTGTCCCATTGTGGGTATAGGCTCGCGTCGACCATAAGGCGCAGCGACCGGCCGAACTGCTGGACGAACAGGGCGAAGGACTGGGTAGGCCGGGCCATGCTTACGACTTCGATAGCCGGCAGGTCGAACCCTTCGCCGAACAAGTCGACGTTAACGAGCTGCAGCAATTCGCGATTTTTAAAGCGGCGAAGGATAGCGATACGGTCGGCGTCGGGTGTCTTAGCGCTTACGACTTCGGCCGGGACGCCCGCCGCGTTAAACTTAGCGGCGATATCCGTAGCGGTCTGGACGTCAGTAGCGAACGTTACGCCCAGCTCCCCCGAAGCTATCCGGATATAGTGGTCCACGACGTCCCCGATAACGTGGGACTCTCGTACCGCAGTTTTTAGTTTGTTCGGATTATAGTCGCCCGTCGTTTTACTTACGTTAACGCTCGAGAGGTCCAGATCGGACGGCGGCGCGAAGACCCGATAGTCGGTTAGGTAACCGGCATCGATAAGCTCGCGCATACCTGGGCCTTCGACCATAACGTCGAACACGCCGTCCGCATGGCGCCCCAGGCCCTTACCGTCGGCCCGTAGCGGCGTAGCAGTCACACCTAGGCCCCTAGCGTTCGGGAACATCGCCGCAGCGTTGCCCCACTTGTTCCCCTCTAATACGTGGTGCGCTTCGTCCTGTACCCACAATGTAACGGACTGCAGCCAGGCCGCCAGCTCCGCCCCGCGGCGGACCAGGGTATCGACGCCAGCTACCGCGCAGGTCGCGTTAGGGTCGTAATAGCTTAGGCCCAGTTCCGCCATATGCTGGTTAACGCATAGCTTAACGACGTTCTGGGGGCCTATTATCCGATGGCGGACGCGGTCCCGGGCCAGGGCTAGCGATATCTGGGCTACGAGTTCCTGGCGGTGGGCTATCGCGCAACTGGCGCCTTTGTGGTCGTGGATGATATCCGAAAAAACTACGGTTTTACCGGCGCCGGTCGGCAGGACCGCCAGGACGTTAGACGCGCCCGCGGCCCAGGCCTGGTAAATGTCGGCCTTAGCGTCCGCCTGGTACGGCCTGAGTCGGAGCAGGTTAACGCGCTGGACTGCAGTAGCGAGCAGCGTTTGTACGGGTAGATTCATGCGGGGACGTACTCTGTACCGTTCCATTTTTGTAGATTATCCATATCCGTATAGTCGGACGCGGATCGGGCGGCCTCCTTAAGCGCGCCTTCAGTATCTAGCGCCCCTATCATTATCCAGCCATAACGCCCTTTATACCTGTAGCTATTCAACCCTTCCGTCGCGAGAGGCTTATCGTGCAGCATTTCTGTAACTCCGTTGTTATTTCCTATTGACGCCGTAAACAATACGGCATAAAATCCCCATCGTCAACAACCAAAAGAGACCGGAAACCATGAGTAAAACTATTAGTCTAACCGTCCCCCTGGACGACTATAACGCCTTAACCCGCGCTTCCGATATGCTGCACGGCCTGGCCGTAGATCTTACCCACGAGAGCCCGACGACCCAGACCGTAGCGGAGGCCGAAGCCGAAGTAGCGGCGCTGCTGGACTCCGACCGCACTTTCTTAGGCCATATCGACGGCCTCGACGTCTTTACCGATACCGAAATTACGCTCAACCAGCACGGCCAGTTATCCGCCGAGCAGCGGGAAGCCCACACGGGCCGGGTCGTGGTTAAAATGCCGGGTACGGTAGCCGAACAGGTACTCGAGGCTACTATCTCCGACGGCTCGGTCTTCGCGGAGAATCCCGTCGACCCAAAGCCCCAGGATGCTGTCGCTACTGCGACGGTACCGGATGGTTCTACGGCGACCGAGACCTCGGCCCCTGCTCCTGCCGCTGCCCCGACTGCGACTGCGGAAACTCCGACTACTGCTCCGGCTGCTGCCCCGCCTGCTAGCGTCCAACTGGAGGACGGTATCCCCTGGGACCATCGTATCCACGGTAGCGGTAAGAAAGCGCTAGCCAAAGCCCCGCACGGCTGGAAATTGAAGCGTAAGCCGGCCGAAATGGACGTCGCACAATGGGACGCCTACGTCTTGGAAGTTGAAGCCGAACTCCGCGCCGCTATGGCGATACCTGCGGCCGCTCCTGCTGCCGCTCCTGCTGCCGCTCCTGCTGCCGCTCCTGCTGCCGCTCCTGCCGCTGCTCCTGCCGCTGCCGCTGCTCCTGCTGCTAGCTGGGCGGGCGGGAGTATTACGACTATGGCCGACCTCATGCCGGCGGTTACCGCTGCAGGCATCGACCAGGCTACGTTATTGGCGGCCGTCCAGGGCGTCGGCTTGCAGTCTATCCCGCTGTTGGGCGCTCGTCCGGACCTTATTCCGGGCGTAGCCGAAGCCCTGGGCCTGGGGGTCTAATATGGACCATTCAATACTACCGCCGTCGTCGGCGCATATCTGGGGGGCGCCGGAAGGCTGCCGGGGGTGGGTCTTAATGGCCCAGCTCTACCCGGAGACGGAAGCGACCCCGGAAGCCGCGGAGGGTTCCGCGTCGCACTGGGTAGGCGCGGAGACGTTACTCTCCTACCGCCCTGGGGTCGAATTTAAACTCTCTAGCGACTTTGTCGGCCAGGTCTGCCCTGAAAACGGCCTTGTGGTTACCGAAGAAATGGCCGAAGGGGCCGCGGTCTACGTCCGGGACGTTCTGGCGGTATGCCAGGAGCGCGGCCTACTCGGCGCCCTGCAGGTCGAACAGCGGTTCCCTATGCCGGGAATCCACGAGGTCGCCTTCGGTACCTGCGACTGCTACGCCTACGACCCGAAGGCCCACGAGCTGTTTATCTGGGACTATAAGTTCGGGTTCGAAAAGGTCGAAGCATACGAGAACTGGCAGGCCCTGGACTACGCCGAAGGTATCGTCGATAAGCTCGGCTTTAAGGGTATCCAGGACCAGACGCTTAAAATTAACCTACGGATCGCCCAGCCCCGCGCGTTTCATCGCGAAGGCCCAGTCCGGGAGTGGAAAACCGACGGCGGAACGTTGCGGGGGTATACCAATATTCTACGCAGCAGCGCGGAGGAATGCCTCGGACCGAACCCGACGACCCGTTCCGGCCCGCATTGTAAGCACTGCCCGGGGCGCCATGCCTGCGAAGCGGCGCTTACCGGCGGCGTCCGACTCTACGAGGCTGCGGCTAAACCGGTACCCGTGGAATTGAGCCCCCAGGCGCTAGGCGTCCAGCTCGCGTTAATCACGCGGGCCCGAAAGCAGCTCGAGTACTTGGAAAGTGGATATAGCGCCCAGGTCGAAGGGCTAGTCCGCCAGGGCGGCCGGGTCCCCGGGTACGGCGTCGAAGAGACTTACGGCCGCGAGAAGTGGGACAAGCCCCTGCCCGAAATTTTCAGCTTAGGCGATATGATGGGCGTGGACTTACGGAAGGAAGCGGCGGTTACTCCGAATAGAGCTAGGGAATTAGGTATTGACGCCGCCGTCATTACGCCATATAGTACAAAACCACGAACCGGGGTTAAAGTAGTCCCGGATAACGGCAACAAAGCTAAACAGGTATTTTCAAAATGAGCGAACAAGGACTACAGATTCTAACCCCCGTAGGTCGTCTGGTAATGGGCGACTGTTTCACCCCTCAAACTACGGACGCGGAAGGTAACCCGCTCATTATTAAGAACGGCCCGAACGCTGGCCAGCCGCGAGTAGATTACTACATGGGGCTGGCTATTCCGAAAACCGACCCGACCTACGGCCCCGAAGTGTGGGATAAGGTCCACGCCACGGCGCGCGCTTCCTTCCCGGGCCTGTTCGACGCGGCGGGTAACTGTATTAGCCCGAAGTTCGCCTTTAAGATTATCGACGGCGATAGCCAGGTCCCGAATACTAAGGGCAACAAGCCCTGTGACCGCGAAGGGTTCGCTGGCCACTGGGTACTCAGCTTTTCCGGCGGGTTCGCCCCTAAATGCTATACCCGGAACGGCGAGGCGGTAATCGTCGACCCGAACGGCATTAAGCGCGGTTACTACGTCCGGATTTCCGGCAGCGTTAAGGGCAACGGTTCGCAACAACAACCCGGTATCTTCCTTAACCATTCCATGGTGGAGCTGGTCGGGTACGGCGAAGAGATCGTTAGCGGCCCAGACGGCGCGGCGGTATTCGGTGCGGCTCCTGCTGCAGCATTGCCCGCCGGTGCGAGTGCCACCCCGATAGCCCCGGCTACACCGTTGGCGGCCCCGGGCGCCGCTCCGGTTGCTGCTGCTCCGGTTGCTGCTGCTCCGGTTGCTGCTGCTCCGGTTGCTGCTGCTCCGGTTGCTGCTGCTCCGGTTGCTGCTGCTCCGGTAGCGCCCGCGGCGGACTTCCTTACCCCGGTCGCTGCCGAACCGATGTACCTGGACCCCACAGGTGCCGGCCCGTATACCGCGGCCCAACTGGCTACGGCGGGCTACACCCCGGAAGCAATCGCGGCGCTACCTCGCGCTTAATCCCTTCCCTGCAGGTACGGCCCGCTTCGGCGGGTCGGTAAGGTGCCGATATGTATTTCCACAAGTTAGACGGTAAACAGGCGGTCGACTTTCGGGGCGATTTAATCCTCTCGCATAACGACCAGCTCATTAAAACTCGTTCAAAGAGTTCCGCCCCGAGAGCGGCCAAAAACGCGAAGTATATTTTAGATATCCCTAACCTGGGGTTCGTTAAAAAGATCCGCGCGACCGGTGCGGCTATTAGCTTTATCTGGGGACCTCCCCAGGCGTTAACGGCGGAAACGATAAACCGCGAGGGTCTATAACATGCGGGCAGGTACCCAGGTCCCCGCCGGCTGCGGCTTCTCTACGGTCCTCCCGGACTTCGACTTCGAGACTTTTAGCGAAGCGGGCTTCGTTTGGAAGGAGGACGGCCGGAAGTGGGTAGCCCCGAAAGGCGCTACGCGTAAGGGCCTCTTCGCGGTCGGCGCCGCCGTGTATGCCGAGCACCCTACGACCGAAGTTTTAAGTCTGGCGTACGATCTTAAGGACGGACTAGGCCCCCGTTTGTGGCTTCCGTGCATGCCCCCTCCGGAAGAACTGTTCGCCCATATTGCCGCCGGCGGTCTTATTGAGGCCTGGAACTGTTCCTTTGAGTGGCGTATCTGGCGGGACGTCTGCGTCGCCCGTATGGGCTGGCCGGACCTTCCGTTCTGGCAACTACGCGACGCCATGGCAAAAGCCCGGGCCTACGCGTTACCGGGCGCCCTGGCGAAAGCTGCGGAAGTTACCGAAGTCGCGGACCAGAAACTTAAGGACGGTAAACGGCTTATCGATAAGTTTAGCTGTCCCCGGAAGCCCACGAAGAAAGACCCGCGGACGCGCATACGGCCCGAAGAGGACCCGGCGGACGCTGCGAACCTGTATACCTATAACATCGGCGACATTAAAGCCGAGTCGGCCGTCTCCGCCCTAATCCCGGATTTACCCCCCGAAGAGTTAGATTTCTGGCTCTGTACTCAGGCTATGAATATCCGCGGTATCGCCTTAGATATGCAATCGGTTAACGCCGGGGTCGCGATACTCGACGAAGCCCTCGAACGCTATAACGCCGAGCTGGTCGCCCTTACCAACGGTACCGTAAGCCGCGCGTCGGAAGTACAGAAGCTAACCGGTTGGCTAGGGGCGTTCGGCGTTCATATGTCCGCGCTCGACGACGAAGCGGTTACGGCAGCCCTGGCGCGCGACGATATCCCCGCCCCGGCCCGTAGGGCTATGGAAATACGCCAGCTAGTCGGCTCGGCCGGCGTTAAAAAACTCTACGCGATGCAACGCATGGCGACCCGCGACGGCCGGGCCTGCGACATGTTCGTCTACCATCGGGCTAGGACCGGACGCGACGGCGGGGCGGATATCCAGCCCCAGAACCTAACGAAAGCCGGGCCTAAGCTGCGTTGGTGCGGGGATATGACCTGCGAAAAGCCCTACGGCGCGCACTTGGCCGCCTGCCCCCACTGCGGCGCGGATACCCTCTATAGCGGCGACGTCGTCGGTTGGTCCTGGAAAGCGGTAGACCACGCCCTCGAGGTAGTCCGTACCGGCAGCCTGGACGCCGTAGAGCAGGTTTTCGGTAATGCCCTCCTAACTTTATCCGGTTGTATCCGCGGGCTGTTCACCGCGGCGCCCGGCCATGAGCTGCTATGCTCCGACTTTTCCAGTATCGAAGCTGTGGTTACCGCGGTCCTGGCTGGCGAAGAGTGGCGTATCCAGGCCTTCCGCGATAAAAAAGATATCTACCTCGAGTCGGCGTCGGGGATTACAGGCACGACGGCCGAAGAGTACGCGGCCTACTACGCCGAACACGGCGAAAAGCATTCGGACCGGCAGAAGTACGGCAAGCCTGCGGAACTGGGGCTCGGCTTCGGCGGTTGGATAGGCGCCTGGCGCCAATTCGATAAGTCGGGCAACTTTACCGACGACGAAGTTAAGGCGATTATTAACGCTTGGCGGGAAGCGTCCCCGGGTATCGTCGAGCTCTGGGGCGGCCAGGTACGCGGTAAGCCCTGGAACCCGGACCGACACGAGCTATTCGGACTGGAAGGCGCCGCCATTGCCGCCGTCCAGGACCCGGGCCAGTGTTACGAGTACGGTTTAATTTCCTTCGGCGTTAAAGACGACGCCCTATTCTGCCGGCTGCCTTCGGGGCGCCTGCTTACCTACCATCGCCCCCGGTTAGCCCCGTCTACCCGCTGGGATGGCCAGCTCGAGCTAACATTCGAGGGTTATAACTCTAACCCCAAAATGGGGCCGATAGGCTGGGTACGGCTGCAGACTTATGGCGGTCGCCTGGCGGAAAACGTTATCCAGGCGACGGCCCGCGACATTATGCGCGAGTCTGTTATTAACCTGGAACGGGCCGGCTACCCTATTGTGCTACGAGTCCACGACGAACTAGCCGCCGAAGTTCCGCTCGGGTTTGGCAGTGTCGAAGAGTTCGAGCGTATTATGCAAATTATGCCCGCCTGGGCCGAGGGCTGGCCCGTACGCGCGGCCGGCGGCTGGCGCGGTAACCGTTACCGGAAGGATTAACGCTATGACTAAGCAACTGGAATATAAGGGCCTGTATGCCGCCAAATTCATTCGAATTTCGGCGGGGGAGTTGGTCAAACGGGAGCTACGCTTAAACGAGGACGACCTTCGAGATAGCGACGCCGTCGATCAAGCCCAAAGGGTAGAAGCTACCCGCGAATGCGTTGGACGCCTCCTCGACGTCCTCTATGAGACTGGGGTTATCTCGGCAGAATCCATCACGCGAATTGCGGGGGATCTCTATGGGGAAGCGCGGGACGCCAAGGGAGACTAGCGCTATGGTTAGCCAAACCCCGACCGAGCGGATCAAGCAACGCCGGTCCCAAATGCTCGTACATTCCTTTATTTATTACCACCTCGACGACTCGGTAGTTTCGGATCACACTTGGCAAAAATGGGCCAACGAGCTGCGGGATTTACAGGCGGTCCATGGGTGGCAGCACGGTTGGTACGACGACGCGTTCCGGGACTGGAACGGCTCCACCGGCTGCCACCTACCCCGGGATAGCTGGGTCATTAACAAGGCGCTGCAACTGCTGCGCTACCGGGAAGGATAACCACATGGCCGAACGATTCCGCCTAGCGTACCGGCACGACTTATGCCCGGACCGATTCACCCGCCCGGAGCCGCCGCACTGGTTGCGCCGTGGTCGCGTTATTGAATACGCCGAATACAATCTCCGGATAAGCTATTCGTATTGGACAAAATTATACTGGGCTACCCCGCCCTGGCTAGATTTGGACCAGTTGGGGACCATGGCGGCGATATATCGAGCTGCGGGGCCTACCGACCACGTAGACCATATCGTCCCGCTTAAAAACGCCCTGGTGTGCGGGCTACACGTTCCGTGGAATCTGCAGGTACTACCGGCGGCGGTCAACATGTCGAAGTCTAATACCTGGTGGCCCGACCACCCAATTAAACAATTGGAGCTGTTCGCATGAGTGCGATTAACTGGTCCTGGGAAGTGCGAGCGGCAGAATATTGCCAGCGGCTTAAGGGTAAGGCCCGAACCCGGAAGCACTACCGGTGCGGCCAGTGTCGGGCGCGGCGCTCGCTTAAGCGGGAATTGTGGGATTATATCCGGCCGCCCAAGTGTCGCGAATGCTACGCGGTCGACTGGCGCCTCGATATGAGCCGTACAAAGGAGTGGTTGACGCGGACGGGGGTTTTTGATACGTGCAACTGTGGCGGATACTGGTTCCCACATCGTCGCGGGGGCGGCGTCTGGTGTTATAACCATGTAGGCGGCCCAACGGACCAGGATTACATCGATCGATACAGCCGTTAAGGTTCGTCGCTGCGGCGTACCGGTAACCCGTGCTCCTTACGGTCTGCTACTAAGGCCTTCCGTTCTACTTCTTTGGCTTCGAGCTGCATAACTTCTATTAGTAACTTCCGGTTTTCCAGGTCCAATTTTTTACCGTTTCGTAAGTGGTTCCGAATCAGGACCGCGGTAAGAACAATCGCGACAAGCGACGCGAGCTTCCCTATGTCGGTCGGGATTAGGGCAAGGAACATCGATAACCCCGTCCCCATCGCCCCCATAGCTACCGTAGCGGCCACTTTTACATCGTTCGCTAAGCTGTTTACGTTCATGCTTAAGCACCATCCCGCGGTAGTAATTGAACCCTTGGATAAGCATAGCGGCGAAACCCAGCGCGCCATAAATCCATTGTAAGACGTCCTCCGGAAGCATCTTGTTTATCCCTGGAAAGTAAGATTACTAACGCCCAACTAAATACACAAAACATCGCGGCGTTATAGGGTTCGGGTGGAAGGTAGGCCCGCCACATAATCCACCCTGCGAAATTTAACACGAGTGAGGCTAAACAGATACGGACGAGGGCGAACACGGTCGGCGTCGGGTGGGCCAGGCGTTTGAGCGCTACGATAATCAATAGCGCCCCGCCGCCCGCGCTGAGGTAGTACGGAAGTCCGGTAAGGTGGGCGAATGCTATCTCGTGCGCCCAGGCTACAGATACAAAAACGACCGCGGCGAATAGTCGCGTAGCGGTCGGCTGGAATATAGCGGCGGCAACGAGGCCGCCCAGAAGCGCGGAAAGTAACATTATTTCACCGGTACGGCTGCCTGCTGTTTAGGTCTCTTGCGTTGCTTACCCCGGCCGCCTACCGCCTGGGGCGTAGCTTTCGGCTTCGGTGTCGTCTTAATTGCGTCGCGCATTGTGGTTATCTCCGTCCCAGTACTGCAGATAGGATACCACCGAGACCGGACGGGGTCGACTGTTCGGCGCCGCCGTTAAGTCGCTGGCGGTGTTCCTGCTGCAAAATGCCAAAGTAGGACCGTAAGAACAGAACAAACGGGGCGATAACTGCAGCTACGAACGGCCAGCCGTCGGTAACAGCCTTAACTAATTCCGCTTGCTTCGTGGTTATGCCGTAGCCCCACAGCGCTATAGCCACAACGGCGACCAGGGCGACAACGTGGAATGAGTGTTTAGCGATATAGGGCCGGGTCGTGTGGGTACTCGCGGCGTCCGCCTGCAGCATTACCCGCAGCGTTTCGTTACCCTCTTTAATCTGGGTAATCTCGACGTCGAACTCTTTTTCGAGCAGGGGCGCGCGCTGTTCTGGCGGTAGGGACTCGACCACACTAAGGACCTGGTCGCCCGTCACACTGGCGGGGAGTTTCTTATCGTCCGGCAGAAATTCGTTAACCGCAGCCAGAAGCAAACCTCCTCCGGGTATCGCGTCGCGGATCAGGCCCAACCCGACTTTTTTAGCAATGTTAAGTAGGTTCATGGGTGGGACCTCCGGCTTAACTGAATATGCGGCCCGTCGATAAAGGATTTCCACAGGCACCCGGGCTCTATTTGGACGCCCTGTTCAATCGCTGCGGTTATCCAGGCCTGGGCGACCTTTCGGAAATACCCGATTTCCCAGGTTACGACCCCGGCCCCGTCATAAATCACGACGTCCACCGCGCACGAAACGCCACATTCATTATTTTCCGGAACGTGTCGGGAGTTCTTCGTTTTCGATCGCCCCGCCGCGATAAGTTCGAGCTGTTGGGCCAGCCCACGGACTGACGTTGAGGCTATCCCGAAGTCGTAGGGGGAGAGTTCAAGAGCTCGGGGAGCCAACCGGACCAGATCAGCATGTACGCCGACGAGGTTCGCTTTGGAGCGACGGGAAAGTGCGTGTCGGGCGGCCACCGTTATACCATCCACGCGGGTGCGGTTGGCATCGTGATAGCCGCCGGGTCGGTTTGAAAGAGAGTATCCGAAGGAACCCCGACCAGGTCCGCGCGATACTGGTCTAACTCCACCTGTTGGGGGACACTAAGCGCGGCGTAGCGAATAGGGCTCGCATACAAATCGCTGCGGGTATACATGTGATCGGCCCTCTCAATAGCGCGCTGCTGCGCTACCGGAAGAGGGGTTTCCCAAACGCTACCCTTCCACTTGTCTCGACCATCTTCTGGGGCCCCATTGACTTCGACGGCATCGGCGGGCGGTTCTGAGCCAGCGAAACCCCCTAAGAAGTTACCGTTAGCATCGACATAAAATCTGGTAGTCGGTGCTAAATATTCGCCACTTCCACCCCATAAATAGACTGGATTACTTGGCGCACGCGGGACTTCAGTGGAATCTATCGGGAGTTCTGAACGTGGGCACTTCCCGAGATAGATACCCGCCGAATCGACATGATGAGCGGGGGACATGTCGATCCATAGTTTATTAACCGCGTCCCATCTATCGCGGGGATGTGGCGGGGCGGAAGAAACTTCAATGGCACCGGTGGGGGGTTCAACCCCCTCATCGACAAAAGCCCCTAAATAGACTCCCGTAATATCTACATAATATTTAGTGATCATGCAAAGGCTCCTATAACTAATTTCCAATTGGCGTTTGTGAGTAAGGTATCAACCCCTGTTGTTGCATTGGCAGCAACAAAACAGTTGGCAGTAACTGTAAAACGAAAATTAATGTTGGTAGCGTCTAGTTTGGCGGTATTGATGCGGAAAGTAGCTGAAGCGGAGTTAAAATCTGTCGTGATAACTTCCCCGGCAGTATATCCGGCTTCTGCCGTTTGGTTGACGAGGGTCAATTGAATCAGCTTAGGCACGACGCCCAGACCATGGGCGAGAACTAATGCTCCTGCCGAAGTAATAGTCTGCTGTGCAGAAGTGAACTTCTCAGTTAATAGATTCTGCGCTATTACATCATTAGCTTGGAAGTCCCATAAGGAAGCTGAGTCGTCATAGTGTAGTTGTAAGGCCGCACTACTAGACAGTTTAATATCATTTGCCAGAGTAGCGTGGGTTCCGCCAAACAGGCTTATGTTGCTGCTGGTTCCGGGGCTGCTGCCTCCAATTAGCTGCAACTCCCCTGATGTTACAGCTCTAAGAGCTATACTATAAATCTCACCAGGGGTTCCACCATCCCCGAAAAGTATTGCTGCATCCTCTATCTGTACCCTCTCGCCCGTAGCATTATCATCTATGCCGCGCGACGAGAAATTACCGGTTACGTCCAGGTCCCCAGTTAGAACCCCGCTCTGGTCATTCCGTAGAAATTGTGAGCTGTTGACCACCAAGCCGAACCGGCCCGTTACGGAAGAGTAGACCGCCGCGGCCCGTTTGGTTGTAACGAGTTCGCCGCCAGTTAAAGCCACATCGTTCTCGTCGCGGAGCTGCGTAACCCCTAGCCCGTTGGGGTTGACCGTCGAGGCGCCAGTGTTGTTGTTGCCTGGGGTGAAGCGGATCCGCAGCCCATCGAAAAGACTCCGGGGGCCGTGTTGTTTAGCCCGGACGTCTAGCACGTAGGCGTCGGCGATCCCTGACTCGTCGTAATTGTCGGCGCGGCCGCTGGCTACCTCTACGATCGCCTGCATATACTCAGACACGACCACGGTGTCGGCGTTACCGCTCGGGGTAATGCTCGCTGCGTTAAGCAGCGCCTGCTGTAGTCCAAAGACATCATTCGCACGGGCTATAAAATAGGGAGTGCCGTCCCCCGCTCCGGGCGCGGTCTCGTCTTTAGCGCTGGCAAACGGGTAGTTCGCGTCGGCGGCGGTAATGCGTCCCGCCATTGTGGCGTTAGTGCTCGGATTGATTGCCATGGGGGCGGCTCCTTTTAGCTATAATTAACAATTATACCCAACCATTGCTCGGTAGGGCAGATTTTTAGACAAAGGTCCTCGAACTCATCACGCCGGGAACCCTGCACGTTCGCTTGATCGGGGAAGGTTTGCCCCCCTATATATAGGAAAAACGGGTACTTGGTTGGGTCGGTGGGCATTACATATTGCTTCAGACTAAAAACCGTCAAGAGCCCGCCGTCCTGTGCGGAGGCCCCCCCATCCTGCATTTCTGCCGAACCTTCCCCGATTACCGTTGTAGTCGAAATAGATATCTTATTTACGAGCGGATAACCCACAGGTGTAGCTGTTGCCCCGTCCTGACTATCCGCGTCGCCGTCCTGAGCGTCCGCCGTGCCGTCCATCATTAAGAACGGGAGGCCTCCCGTTCCGTCGTCGAGGAAGTCGAACGGGTTACGGGCGACCGGAGTAACGTCCCCTCCAACCGATCCGCCTGTCGGGTGTTCTACCGACGGGACCCACCACTCATGGACGTAGACGTCGAACCCGGCGGCCTGCAGCGTGTCCTGAATGTATCGAGGGGATTGTCCCCCTTGCGCCTTCCATGTGGCGTCCAAGCGGTCCCGGCGTTGCTGAGTGGTTAGCCCCGTGTCCCTTAAAGCGAACTGACCCTCCCAGGTGGATAGCTCCCGGGTAAGTTGCGGGTCCAGGTCACTATAAACGTCGTCTATAAACGCTTTGGCGTCCTCTCCGATCCCCGTAAGGCCCTGGAAAAACTGCCGGAGCTGCTTTTCTACCGTTATCCGCCACGCCCGAGCGTTCGGTAATAGGTGTTTAAAGACGCCTAGCCAGTTCATTAAGTGAATACCACGTTGGTCGCTTTCGCTTTCTCGCCTTCGCCCAGGGTGTATGTGGACAAAGTTCCCGCGATACCTGTGAGGTTAAAGCCCGCGGAGGTGAACGTCCCCTCGGCAGCCGTTACGATATCTTCAACAATGGCGGACAGTCGCGTCCGGGTTAACTGGTCCGTTCGTGGAGGTACCGATAGCCCCGCGATAAAAGGTTCGACCGATAGGAAGTATTCGGTAACGGCAGTGGTTACGTCGGCCTGTACCTGGGACAAGTCCGAGACGCCCGCGATACCCGTGACCGTCACGTCGAAGCCCGTCCGGGTGATCGCCAGGGAATTTACGAAGGCGTTAGCGTTTCTGCGGAACGCGAGCCCGTTCGAGTCGAAGTTAATCAGGTCGAGGACGCTTTGCAGTTGGGCGACGGTCGGAATTCCGTCCGGCGAACCCGAGGACGCGACGGTCGCTTCACTATAGACGTCCACTTCGCCCGGGTCGCCCGTGTAGGGGTAAACGTTGATGATCCCGGCGGCCTCTTCGCCCCAGATTCGATAATCCGCATAGGCGCCCCCCTGCGGGCGATTCTGAAAGCGGTCTATGATCCGCTGCCGATAGACTTCGGTGGCCTCTTCGTTCGCCCCCGTAACGGTCTGGGAGCCCACAACGGCGTTCCGGTCGACGTTGGCCAGGGGGTTAGCGAAGGAAACGACGTCCGCCGGCTGTAGGTTGCCAATAACGCCCGCTCCGCCGCCGCCCGCTTGGTCCGCTACGGCCCGAATGGTCGCCTGGACCGTCGCGGCGTTGAGCAGTACCGCCCCGATCGTAATATAGGTTACGCCATTGTCCGCGTTAATGAGCTGGGTACCCGAGGGCAGGGAGCCGGTTTGGTTCGTAACGGTAATGTCGATTAACAGCTCGGCGTTAGTTGCGGGAGTCGGGTCCCCCACGCCGATAAGTCGGCCCCAGAACTTTAGGGGGTTAATCGTCACGCCATTAACTTCGGTGTCTTGGTCGGACGCGGATTGGACGAACATCTGCAGGAAAGTGAACCCGGCGTACTTGTAAATCAGGATAAACACCCCGGCCAAAGCCTTAGCCAGGACCCGCATAAACGACTTAGGCAGTAGGGGGATTGATTGGTTAAGGGACGCCTCAAGCTGCGCGATGATGTTCGCGTTAATTTCTGCGGTCGTGGGGGTGATTAGACTCATGTGGCCGCCTTCCAATTCTCTACGAATTCGAAGCTGGACTCTTCTCCATTAGCCTCGATTTCAATGGTTAACTTTATCCGATTGATCCCGGGAATGCTCGCCACAACCGTTACGGAGGAGGCGGCGCGGACGTCCAGAAACCACGCGAGGTCTCTGCCCGCGGCGTCTTCTATCCGCTGTAGGTTACCCGAGGTCGCTTCTAGCGCCTGTAAAAGATTTTGGGTTTCGCTTCGGTATTGACGCGCCGGGTCGATCTCGTCCAGGTTCCCCCACCAGGTCAAGGGGGTGTCATTGCTCCCGTCGTCGTCCTCGTTCCCCCCGAACAGTGAGAGGTAGGCCGCCGTTTCCAGGCCCCCAGACATTTCGACGACTCCATTAGTAACGGTAATTTCGCCGTCGTCGTCCGTCTGGAATAGCTTAACGTCGCCCTGTTGTGCCATTAGTTGTTGGCTCCGGTGTCCGCTTCGGTATTGCCGCCGCTGTCGTTCGCTTGGGAGTGACCATGGCCGGCCAGTTCCTTGCCCGCTAGGGTTAGGCTGGTGGGGATCGTAACGGCCCCGTCAGATGCAATAGTAACACCATTTACGACGAAGTCACCGTTAACCCGCAACTCATAAGAGCCTAGCGAATTCTGCCCTATTTGGCTACCGTCGGGTCGTAGCGTGCTGCTGCCATTCGCGTTCTCAGTTGTAGCGGACCCGTCACTCTTTAGCCACACCTCGACGACTTGGGCGCCGGTTGCAGGGTCGCGCGCATAGACCCGTTTATCTCCGGCGGTCGCTTTCTGTTCGTTCTTCGGGTCGATGTATCCGACCGCCGAGTCCCGCCCCGTACCTTCTTGGTCGACTAAGGCGACATAGTCCGACGGCAGGGGGAAAGAGTCGTCCCCTGCGTCGCTAAAGTGTTGGGGGGTCCGGTTGTCCGCCCCGCCCCGATCGACTTTAACGTCCGAGGTTTTAGCGTCCCCCCGGAGTGCCCGGCCGAACGATATCAGCTTGCCTACCCGTCCCATGGTAATACCTCCGGAACTTTTCCGCTAAATGCGCCAGGGATAACCAGGTCGAGGACTGCCGTTTTGCTCTCGGCGTCGGCCTGCAGCGTTACCGAGCGGATTATAAATTCGAATTCGTTGTAGACCATGGCCCCCGGAGCCAACAGGGTAAGTGTGGTATTCGGGGCCCATAGCTCCCCGGAGAAATCCCGCCACCCGACCACCGGGATGGAGTACGCCGCAGCGTTGCCGAACATGCGGCCGATTTTAGCCTCTACCGCGGCTTTTACGTCGCCACCTTCTGCGTCTTTTACGCTGAAAGTCACGGGGCGGACCACGCCGGAAAGGCGCGAATTTTTAACGGTAAACTGCGCCCCGGGTAGGCCTACCGCGATGGGCTGCACTCCCGTTACATGGCTAAAATATTCCTGGGCGTTGAACGTGGGGAGGACAGAAACGACCGGGGCGGACCCCTGCTGTAGCCGAGCGACGGGCGAACCGGGCGCGACGGACTGCCAAAACAGTAAGGCCCCCCGGGGGGTACTGGACATAATCAGGTTTCTTTGCTTAGCAAGATCAGCCAGGAAAGCGGCTACGGTCGTGGTCGGCTCGATAGCCACGCGGTCGAAGGGCGCCCCGGGGCTTGCCCGGAACTCTACCGCAACCCCGAACGGCGCGGCTAGCGTTGTGGCTATGGCTTCCAAGGTCTGTCCGTTGAACTCCAAGGGGTACGCACTGGCGGGGGCGTTGCAGTCATTAAGGACCCCCGGGAGGGCGTAGGCCCCAACGAATACCGTTCGTTCAGTATCGGTAAGCACGGGGACTATGGAGACGGCGGTACCGGTGAACAGGGGCGCGCCCCCGACCGTAATATCCATGGGCTTAAATGTGAAAGGGCGGAACGTCTCGCGAAACCCCGGGGTTTCAGGTTCGAAGGGGGCGCCCATTTCTACGGAGTCGGGTTGGTCGATTGATCGAGTTATGGTCACACTGTCCCAGAACCGGAACCGCGTGTTTCCGATCGAAATAGCGACCTCGTCGGGGCCGTTGGCCGGGGCTGTGGCGGGCAGGTTTGCCGGCGTACCCGGTAGGATCGGGACGATAACCTCGATCCCTGCCGTTAAGGGTTCCAAAACCCCCGGGTTAGCTTTGGACAGTTGGTTAGCTGCTAACTCGGTCCCGTAGACCTTTCGGGCGATCGTTTCGAACGTATCGCCTGTTACGACTCGGTAGCTAGACATAATAAACAATCTCGCGGCCTTTCGGCAGCTCCAAAATTTCCGACCCGCTTAGGTTATTCGAGCTAATCAAAAAGTCGAGTTGATCGTCTACGGACCCGTACAGTTCGGCGGCTAAGTCGATGATCGTTCTCGCTCGGGAAAGTATGACGCTGCGCTCTTGCTTGAGCGAGAACGATATCTCGACGAGGAATCCCGCCGCCAGCGCTACAGCTTCTTGGAGTTGTTGGTACGCCTCCCCCGTGTCGATCTCTTCCAAAGATTCGAAGTTGACGTCCCGCCAGTTGGTAACGGCCGTTAATTGGGTAAGGATCGTTTCGGCAGCCGCCAGCGCTTCGGTCTTGGTAATGAACTGGTTATTAACCACTGAAACTACCGAACCCGTTACCCCTGTCGAGGCGTAAAGGTCCGCCGTGTGGAACGCGTTAGAGTCGCGGGAGTCTAGCCCGGGGGTAGCCACACCTTCACCGCCAATAATACCTGTAGTCAAGCGGCCATAAGCCGATAGCCGGGCCTCTATGGCGGTTAGAGCTCGCGCTGGGGCCTGGATTAGCTGGGTCGTCTGAAAAGCCAGGGTGAGCGGGTCCGAGATAAGGATATCGATCCCGGCATTAACTGAGTCTACGATGGCGTTAAATTGCGTCCGGACGTCGTCTTGCGTATCGGCGATGCCCTGTAGCTCCTCTTGTGCGGCTCCCAGAACCCGTAGGTAATCATTCTCTAGGGTAACCCGTTCGATAGCGGTATCGAGGCCGAGGAGGTCCGCGTAGGCGCCCGAGATAGCCGCGTTAAACTCGTCGACCGCCGAGAGTACCGAGCTCCCGGGGTCCGCTTGGGCCGCCGGGAACAAAAGCCCGATCGTTTCCCAGAACGTAACCTCAATAATCGCTTGGTTCGCGGCGGTCTTAAGGTCGTCCCGGCGCGTAATGCGGCCGAAAGGGACCACGTCAACGGTACCGTAGAGGGGGTGTTCGAGTTTAAAGGTACCCCTTTCGAGCAGGATCGAGTCGAAAGCCTCGGCTTCGAGGTCGTAGTCTCCCCCCCAGAATATCGCCCGCAAAGGGTACCGGCGTCCGCTGCGCCCGAGCTCTTGGACGAAGGTACCATCCGCGTCTGGGAATTCGAACGCAGTCGTTTTCTTCTCGACGGTTTGGGAGACATTTTCAAAGTTAAAAGTTAGCCGGGTCCCGCCGGGGGAAGTAAGGGCCGCCTCTCGTAATCTGGTAGTCCACGGCATTAGAACGCCCCCGAGGATTGTAGTTTAAGCCCAGGACCCAGACGGCCGCTTGTAACTTCGGCCCGCCCCGTGTCGTCTTTGATCGTTACCTCGGCGGTCGAGGTGGTTCGTTGTTCGTCGATGCTGCGGGCTACCCGCTCCTGCGGGCTTACGATCTGTGGACGCCCGCCTCGGGTGGACCCGGTGGCGTTCTCGTCTGGGTTGAAAAAGTCGGAGATTCCCGAACCTACGGCGGACACTGCGCCCGTTACGGCGGAGACAATGCCCATTATTCTATCGACAACAGCGAGGACTCGTTCCACGGCGCTATCGAAAATGTCAACTACTCCGCCCCATAGATCCGCAAAAAACGCTTTTATCGGTTCCCATGCGAGGATAATAGCCGCCGCAGCCGCTACGAGCGCTAACACGAGCAACGTTACGGGGTTGGCCGCCATAACCACACTGACGGCTGTTAAAACGCCCGTGAGGATACCTAGGACCGCGTTAAGGCCGACCACCCCGGCGATGACCGTCGCTATAGTCGTCCCATGCTCCGCAAGGAAAGCGAACGCCGCCGCCACGCCGACCACGATCTCCCCGAGCCTTTCGAGTATCGAGTTTTCGCGGTTGAGGGTTTGCAGCGTGTCTATAAATCCCGAAATGGCGGTTTTCGTGGTCCCCACGAACTTCAAAAACTTTTCGGATATCAATTCTCGGTTAGCCTTAACCCAAGCCCGGATCCGCTGGGCGATAGCTGTAGCCCCTCGAATTAAGTCCTTGATCGTGGGCGCTAAAACACCCCCCAGTTCTGCCGCTGTAAGGGATACGTTGTCTTTAAAAGTCGAAAGCAAGCCGGTGGTGGTCTTGCTCGCTATCTCCATTCCGTTAAAGAAGATCCCCCCTTCGGTAGTCATTTTCTCAAAAGCTTTTGTTAGCTGTGCGGTGGTGACTTTGCCCGCACTAATCATCTTAAAAAAGGCTTCGTTAACCTCGGTCCCCATTACTGCGGCTAAATCTCCGAAAATAGGGACCCCTGCTTCCGCGATCATGTTTAAGGATTCCATGTCGACTTTGCCCTTAAGCATCGCCTTAGTAAACCCGCGCGTTATGGACTCTAGCTTTTGGGCGTTACCCCCGGCGGTGTCCCCCAGCATTCGAAGGGTTTTTATGGTCCGTTCGATGTTGCCGTTCATTACTGGGAGTAGCTGGTTAGCCGCGCTAGCTAACGTCTCAAATTGGAAAGGCGTGGATGCGGCAGTCGCATTCAAGGCTTCAACCGCTTCGCGGGCGCGTTCGGCTCCGCCGAGCAACGGAGTAAACGCGGCCTCGGCGTTCTCTACTTTTGAAAACTCGCGGACTAGCAGTCCAACGGAAGCGGTTAAGACCCCCACCCCCACCGCCCCGAAACGTAAGGCCGCCTTGGCCCCTTGCTTAAGTAACCCCGTAGTTTGGGACAGGGTCTTGTTAACCGTTCGGAGGCCGCGCGACATACCCCGCGTAAACTTACCGACGCGGTTTTGCATCCGGGAGACGGGAGCCGTTACGCGGTCGACCGCCTTAAAAACTGCTTCGACTGAAAAACGACCCGCCATTGGGTTTACCTCGGTTGCGTATTCTTAATTAACTCGGCCCGTAAGCCGTCAAAGAAGAATCTTATCTCATGCGCCTTTAAAGTTCTAGCGTCCGGCAGTCCTGGGTAGTCGCGGGTAATCTGTAGAAGCATTTCTGAATAGACCGAAGCGAACATGTGGTCCCGTCCCGGTAGGGTTACTTCTGCCCCGCCCCTAACCAGCGTCGCGCGGACTAATCCATTAAAAAAGCGAACAACGCCTCGCAGGTTTTAACGTCGGTGCCCACGAGGCCGGCGAAAATGTTCGGGTGGACCTTACACATATCCCCCAACACTGCGTAGGTTTTGGCGACATCGTGGCCTTTCTTCTTGCCGTCCATCGCCATCAGGGACGCGCCGGTCCGCTCGTGGAAGGTGATCGGCTCTTGGTGTTTCGAACGGGGGTTCTGTGGGGTGTAAACCGCTTCCCCGTTGTCGTTGACGACCAGGGCGCCGCGCTCGATCTGCTTAACGATCCGGTTTTTCTGCTTGGTGAACGCGGTTAAGTCTTCGGCGTCCATTCCCGAGGTGTCGACGTCCAGGTCCATCGAATCGACGAAGCGTTCGAACTCCTGCTCCGCGACTTCTTTCGCGATTTTGTTTTCCATAATCTTGCCCTATTTATAAAAGGTGCCACGCCCGGTCCTAATAGGGCCGGCAAGGGGTAGGGCGCCCGCGTGGCGTTACTGCCCTACTTCGTTCGGTTATTGCTTGGTAAGAATCCCCGGACCCATTAGGCTAATCGCCTGGGTAGCGTTCTGGCTGCTGGCGGGGTTCTCCCCTACGATTTGGGCGGTACCCTGGTAGGTATTGCCCGACGCATACGTAATAGCCACGGGGAAGAAATCGTTACGATTCGCGAGGTCTTGGATAAACTCCTGATCGCCCCGGTCGTCGTCGACTTCGACGGTTAGCCCGTCAATGCCCAAAGGTACCCGCGTCTTAATCAGTCGCGCGGTACCGTTGCCGTTTGCCTGGACTTCGTTTTCGAAGCCCCCTAACTTACGCTGTGCTTCGGCGTCGGCCGCGACTGGAAATTCGCGACCGTCCAAAGTTACAGACTCAATTGATCCACCTACCGCCATCGTCCTAACTCCTTACGCTACGACCGTGGGGGTTCCGAAAAAGAACCCGAAATTAAGGTCTACCGAAATAATATTCGAATTGCCTGCCAGTTGAACCGTGGTAACGACATTAAGACGCTTGGGGTTCTGCGCGTCGATTTCCGCGAAGGTCTTAGCCTTAGCGGTTTCGGAGTCACTGATAATGGCGTTGAGCCCTAGACTATCCAGCATCGCCGCTACTGCCGCTACTGCCGTCTTCGGCTTCTTAGCGGCCCGGTTAACGGTAGGCTGGTCGTCTGGAATCAACGGGGCGCCGTCCCACTCCGCAGTAGCGAAGATAAGGTCCAGGTTAAAAATAATGTTCTGCAGCTTAACAATATCGACCACGAAGCGATAGGCCGGGATCGGGTCGCCGGTCGGGTGGTAAAACGTAACCGTATCGGACAGGTTGATAACGCCGTCTTTAACCTGAATCGACGAACTGCCCGCCTTAATGGCTTGGTCGCGGTCTGCAAAAGTCCACTGGTCTCCGTCGGCGCCGGGCGTAAGCCCTGTAGCGTTTTGGCTGCCATAGTCCTGGGGCGGATTGTTGTTCGCGACCACTACGATACGGGCGAGCTGGCGCGCGGCGACGACGAACGGTAGGTCGTTCGAGCCGGGAGCTACCAGTTGCGCGTTAGTGCGGTCGGTTTTCCGGGCGTCCGGTACCGCAATCGCAGCCGCGACGGTAACCGAAGTTTCGCCGGAGAAAACCACAAGGGGTTTACGGGTTAGCGCCCCCCATCGACCTTCTCCGAATACGTCGTATTTGCCCAGGGTAGTCGTATCCGCGACGTCCAAGCAATTCAGCATCATTGATTCCCAGACGTCGCCGACCTGGGTAAGTGCGTCGTCTACGTCGGGGTTAACCAGGCCGCCGGAAAGCTGCGTTACCGCGAAGCTAATACCCGCAGTAGTCGAACCGACCACCTCGACGAAGATATCGTTAGCGCTGGTCCCTTCCCATTTCGACGTAAGATCGACTGTGGTAGAGGTACCCGGGGTAGCATCGACCGCGATAACCGGCATATCCAGAACAGCGTTAATAGCTGCGGTAGCTGCGGTTACGATATCCGCGACGGAATCGCCGACACTGATAACAAACGCTTCTGAGTCGATGTTATTAACGCGGATAATATAGCTAGCTGCTTCCGTCGCGGACCCGCTCGGGGCGACGTCTCCAGTAGCTGCTACGCCGCTCGCGTCGTCTACCATCGGGTAGAACGTTACCGGAATGGTACCGACGCCGTCGCCGTTGACCGGGAACAGTTCCTTAGCGGCCAGGTGTATCGGCGAGCCGAAACCATAGTCCGCAGCAACCGAAGCCGCGCTCGTGTGTTGTTTTTTGGTGGTAGAGAACGTCGCCGCCGTGGCGCCCTGCCCTACTACGGCGACCCGCTGCGGAAGGAACAAAATACCCCCGCCGCGAAGGTCCTTAAAAATGGTCTTAATGCCGACGACGCGGGCAACCGCAGAGGCATCAACAGCGCTCGATAGTGCCATGGTGAAAATCTCCTACGGCAATGGATAAGAATAATCTGCTTCGAGGACGATTTCGCCGTCTTCTGCGCGGATTACGTCGACCGCCACCAGTTCCAACGTTTCCGGGACTACCTGGGGCGAGAATTCATTGAATGTTACCCTAAAAGCGAGCCGCGCGCCTACTACATGCTGGACTGTGTGGCTATCTAGTTGGGGCTGAAAAATAGTAATAGACTGCGGCCAGCGAGTCCACACAAGGCCGCGAAGCTGTAAATATGTATTTTCGGCCGCCATCAAAATGTTACGGACCAGGCGTAACGCGCGCTGCACTTCGAACGCCGCCTCCTTATCGCCTGGGATATGTCCGGTAGCGCCGTCGGTCTTCGAACGCCCGTATCCGTAGCAATCGATATTATAAACGGCTTCGGTTTTCTGCCGCTCCATTACGTTACTGGCCTTCGGGTCGTAGTTCATGTTATCGACCCAGATATTAACGAGGGGGCTATCGTCAAAGCCTGCCTCATTCGGGTCGAGGAACTGTTCCCAGGGGTTTGAACGTTCGGTAAAAATTCGGAGCTTCCAGTCGGCGGGGTCCTTCGCAGCTAGGGCAGCTAGCGCCATCTGGTTAGCGACTTCGGCTACCAGTATCGCGGCTATCTGGTCCCGGATAACTTCGACGTTATCTTGCTTATCTATCAGCGTCGCTATTGTCATGGCGTGTATATTTCCAGGAGCAACGTAACCAGGCCGATAGCCCGGTCCGGGTTCGACTGGGCGACCTTGAAAGTATAGGGCGTACCGTTTATGTCGTCGAAAACCACAAGCCAGGGTTTACTAGCTGCGTCCGCAATTCCGACCGGTAAACCCTTACCGGGTAGTTTCTCGCTTATCAGTGCGGTACGTATTGCCACACTGGCGAGCCTTCCGCTTACTGCTTGTCCCGTATCCGGGTCTATGACCTGGGCGATATCATCGGAAAAACCAGTAAGCGCCCCGGCGGTACCGTCGGGAGTTGTTAAAATAATGGGCCAGCCGAAACCGGTAACGCCATCTTCTAGGATGGTACCGAGGTCCTGTTCCGCTATCTCTCGGAGGCCCATTATTCTTTACTTCTTATCGGCGGCTTTCTTAGCCTTCGCTGCGGCTGTTTTCTTCTTAGCCGCGGCTTTAGCTTCTGGTTTCGATTTGTCCGCCTCATAGAGAACGCCAGCGCCGACTAATTCGTCCAAACGCTCGGCGGTCTTTTCGCCGGGGATATCTTTAGCGGTTACGTCCTCATGCGGGCCGCGGATACCGCGAACGCTCGTAAGGCTCTTACCATCTTCCACAAAATAGGGCATGGATTTAACTCCTTAAAAAGCCAGGGGCCGAAGCCCCTAGCAATTATTACAGTTGAGTATCGAGACAGCCATACGTATCGATAGCTGTTGGGATCATCAAAGGACGCGCCCCGATACCGCCGAACAGTTGCTCCCCGTCCTGGGATAGCCACGCGTTCGTAAACAGGTCCATTCCGCCGTCAACATTGCTAACCCGACCCGGCAGCTCCGGCAACAGGTTAGTAGCCTGGGCACCCAGCATAGAACCGATGTTCGGGATAGCTCCGAAAGTAGCGTCCAGTCGACCCGAAGACGCCCGAACAATAATTTTGCCGGGGTCTATAAACTGGACTTTATTACCGGTCTGTGCGTCCTTAAAGCGACCTCCATAAGTCCAAACATCGTAGCGGTAATTACCGATTTCTATGATGCCCCGGAAGGTCCCGCCGTTACCGCGCATTTCAAAGGCGGAGATAGTCCCCAGATCAATACGTCGGATATCAAACCGGGCTTGGATCGCAGTGTCCGAGATAAAATTCTCGAACGCGTCAATACCGAGAATCAACTGATCCGGATCTGCTAAGCCGTCATTTCGGACCACTTCCGCGAGGCTATTGATATCCGCGATTTTCTGCGCGCCGGTAGCCGATGCCCAGGAAACGCCCGCCGTCGGGAAGTGGGTAGCCTTCGGCTTATAGTCCAGGGTATACAGCGCGACGCCTGCGTCGTCCGTAAGGGTAATGATACCCGTCTGCAATACCTGGGACGCCTGCTGTTCCATTGCCCGGCGGATTTTTCGTTCAATCTTTGTCATGCCGTTAAACATTCGGCCGATAAGATTCGCGCGGAAGTCCGGGGACTCGAAAGGGTTCTGCCCTGGCATACGCTTGATAAGATCAAACGCATTAAGGGTAATCGCCTCTTTATGGATAGGCGGCTTAAAGCCTTTGTTTGTGTACAGGTCGTCGGAGTTCATCCGGTAACCGGTACTTAGGTCCTGGATAACGATAGAAACGTCTTCGTCGCTACGGACGATATCGATTTCTACCTCTTCCGAGGAATGGAAGTTTTCAGGGGGGCTCTGAAAAAAGCCCGAAAGGAACAGCATAGGCTGCGCCATTTGGTTGTATGCGCGGATCATGCGCGTAGTAGTTGTGCCGCTCATGGCTGCTGCCCCTTACTGGTTATCGAGGATGTTAAGTTCTTGAACATCGATCGGTACGAGATTGTAGTCCCGCAACTGATCGATAATCTCGTCGGTAATTCCGACCCCTGCCGCGCTGCCGTCGATAATCAAACG